TTGAATCCAGTTGAACAAATCCAATTTTGATTTTTGTAGGCAGTTCTAATAAAGTTTTTAGTTTCATGTTATACTCTTTATTTTTTTTATTGCATCTGCAAATAAAACATTTTTTATATTTTTTTCCAGTCTTAATAATAACTGATTAACACCATGTTGATCTAATCCTTGCGGCTGGGTTTTATCATTTTCCCCAATCTTTTCATTAATATCCTGAACTTCTTTTATTGCTTGACCAATTTTATTTTGTGTCTGTTTTACACGTGCATAATATTCTGTTAAAGTTTCTAAATCCATATTTACTCCCAAAAATTTATTATAAACGACAAAATTACTATAAGTATAAAAATAATTATTATTATCAGTTTGATTATTTTTGCAATCATTTTGTTTTATTATAAATATTCATTATTATTTTATTGCTTTTTGAATAAAACATTTGTTCCCCTGGCAATAAAATAAACATATCAAAAAATATAAACAGAATCCACAATGGAATAAAAACAATCCAGTAATTAGAAACAAAATGTATAATCCAGACTTTTATTTTTGTTCCATAAAGACCTATCAACAGAATAGGTGTTGCCCATGCCATGTAACCACGTTGGCGTTCGAAAGCAACCCTTATAAACCCAAAAATCATTTTTGTTCTATCTTTAGAAGATAATCCACTAAAGTAATTTATTAATTTCAATTAATCTTCTTTCAATATTATTGACATTGGGTTCGATATATTTACCAGTTTCATAAGACCAGATATATGGAATATTAAGAAATTTAGCCTCGACTATCATTTTAGCATATCCATCATGTCTATTTGGTCTTAAAATTATATCTATACCCCTATAAATATCCTTTTGTGAACCATCAACATAAATAAAATTCCATTCTGGATGTAAAGTCTCTAATTTTTCGACAATATCAATTCCATATAACCACTTAATATCAACTCTTCTTTGACGTCCACTGGGATAATATACCAATACATTCACTATGAATTTCCGTTTTGGCTTTTATATTATAAAATTGAAGTTCTTCAGTAAGCCAGGGAGCCACTGTAATATTTTCGCAGAAATAACTTAACAGTTTCGCCCTGACTCTATAATCCCAAAATTTACATTTTAGGACATCTGTTCCAATCCATAAACGACAACATTTTAATCTCAATAACCATAATATAGGAATTAACCAATCAAAAGCTCCCATTGAAATTGATAAGTAATCACACGATTCTTTTAGATTCCCAAGATGCCAAATTATTAATTCTTTAGTTTTTGATCTAACAATCATTTAAGATTTTTTTTAAGATTTTTTTTAAGATTTTTATATTTATTCATTGCTTTATATTTTGGTAATCTCATAAAATAGCCACAATTTGAACAATCGGCAAAATCTTTTGGTATTGCCATTTTAAGAGCTTGTTTTCTAATTAATCTCATTTTTTTACTATTCCATACCTTCCAAAAAGATTGTTCAAATAAATTGCCAACTTCAAAGCATGTTATACAGGTTACTAATGATCCATCTGTATTAAGGCTATAAAATGAAAAGGGAGCTCGGCAATATTTTTCTTTTACAAAATTAAGTGGCATTGTACTATATTTTTCATTGCCAGGGTTATTTGCTGCTATATAACCATCTTCATATCCGTCTAAATGATAACCAGTTTCATTTAAAAATCCGATTTTCACTTTATGTTTATTTTGCATTTTTAGCCAATATTTAGCTTTTTCGATATTAAATAATGAAATTCTTACCAAATTACAATATTTTAATTTACTTAATTCATGAAAAAAAATATCATCAAACGTATCACCGTTGGAAGTAATTGTAAAGTGTATTTTGTATTTATCTAACAGGCTACATATCTTTAGTAAATCTGGATGTTGATTAGGATCGCCACGTCCTGTTATTGAAAATTGACGAATAAAATGACGAAAGAGTCCCATTCGTTTTAACATATCAGCCAATTTATCAAAATCCATTAAAGCAGGCTGCTTTCTCATCCATCTTAAATAATAACTATCTTTAAGTCCTGAACCAAAATTAGGACAAAATTTACATTTTCGATTGCAAATATTAGAAATATTTGTCGTAAGTTGAAAAGGGAGTACTGAAAATCCCCTTGATAATCGGTATATTAATAATTTTATTTTTTCATATTTCATCTGCTTGATCATATTTTTTTTATCTCGTATATTCCATATTGAATATAAAAAAATGACCTTATAAAATCTTTAAGGGTTGTTTTCCTGGTTAATACTCTTATTAATGGTCTAAAACCAATTAAATATATTCTCCAAGATAGTATAAAATAAATTTTTTTGTATCTTACTATTCTTAATTCTAATGGGTCTAATATCCACTTTTTGAAATGCTTCATATTCATTTCAAAAAAGTGCATTTCATGCCATAAACAACGTGGATTACATGGTATGATTACATAAATTGATCCATTTTCAGAAAGTATTTTTTTTAATTCATTTACAAAAAACAAAGGATTTTGTAAATGTTCGATTATTTCAAAAGCAAAAATTATATCATGTTTACGTCCACCTAACTTACACCAATTAAAATCATCAGCATCAATTGTTTTAATTTTTAAACCTATCTTTTGGGCAATATATTTAATGCGTGGATTATATTCTCCAATATCATAGCACAGATCATTGCATTTTATACTACCATCTTTTAGAAATGGTATTATATATTTATCAACAAATTTTGCTAAATGTTTTGGATTTACAGACCACAGATGTTCTGTTGTCTCATATCCTGGTTTTTTTGTAGCCATCTTTTAAATATTATAGAATAAATATCACGTATGATTCTGTAAATTAAGTATAGTTTAGTATTATTTTTACAACCGTATCTTTCTATATAATGATACTTGATTTTATAATTATTCAATAAATACCAAAATCTTCGCTTTCGACTTGTTGTATTTGTAACGCTTTCTTTTCTTTTAACAAAGACAGCCGAATAAAAATCTAAACAATGAAATTTGGTGTATCTTATTAATTCCAGAACAATCGGATAATCCCAAACTTTAAAATCAATATCTATAAAATTTTGAAAATCTATATATTTATCAAATAATGTTCGCCTAATCAAGTAAGATTGAGCATTAATATAGGCATTTCCTTTTAATAAATTATCAAAAGTTAGTTGTTTATTAAGATTATCGATAGATATTGACATTGGCAAAAGATTATTTGTCTCTGTATATACCCGTGTAATACATAGTCCACAATCTTTATTGTTCTCCATATAGTCAATTTGTTTTTTCAGTTTATCATTATCTATCCAGTAATCATCACCATCACATAAAGCAATATAATCACCAGTACATTGAGAAAATCCTTTTAGATAACTACTCATTAATCCACTATGATTTTCCAAATATACTTTGATATTTTTATTTAACCGTTCAAATTGTTTAATAATTTCAACAGAGCCATCAGTGCTACCATCATCTACTATGATTATCCTGAAATCCTTAAATGATTGCTGTAAAACACTATCAATAGCCCGTTTAATTGATTGAGCATGATTATATGATACTATTAAGACAGATACCAAGTTAGTTCCATTTAATTTTCTTAAATAGTTTCATAAATACAATTTCATAAGATACCAAGATAATCAATAAATTAACAATAAAAACTATAACCCAGTTTAGATCTATTTTATCTCCTAAAGAATAACAACAGAAAACTAAACCAAGTCCACTATCAATTAAACACAAAGTTAAAAATATTGCTAAATTTAAACAGAAGGCAATTGCTACAAAGATAATAATTCTTTCGTTTTCAACCATATAAAACTTCGTATTCTGGTTCTTTTTCTGCAAATATAATCCCCGGAAATTCTTTTTTTAATGCTTCATCAAATATATCTTTTTCTTTTTTAACAATCTGTTCTTCTATAAAATATGATCTAACATCAAAATTATAATTTTCCCATATTGCCATTATAGCGTATCTATCGGTATCGCAGGGATCATCTCCTTCTTGTTTTTTCATGTCGCCCGGTTTTAGATCATCATAAATTTGACTCGGATAAGCCGATAATGTCTTTACACAGTTATCAAATATTCTATAGCGTGGCGGTTCAATTAAATTTACCCCTTTATCAGTATATTCTCCCTTCCACTTCATCATAGTTTTTAAGTTGATCCAGCCAGTTATTCTTGCTTTATTAGCTTTCATCATTAGCATATTAGCATTAGCTAAAACATCATTTATTTGTAAAGCTATTGACTTATCCGAGTACACTTCTCCTTGTGATGCTTCATAAGCAGTTTGAAATGGATTTTGCTCCCACATTTGAGTATCGCCTATTCCGTATGTCAAAGAACCATCTTCGGCGCTTAATTCGATTATTTTATTTGCCACTTCTACTGGTGATGATTCTCTTCCTTCTAACTCTCTATATTTAATTATCCCACTATCTGTTATTGCATACCACCCACAATGAAATGGATGCGGACTATATCCCCAATCTAAAGCAAATATCTTTGTCCATTCTTTATCTATCTCGAATGGTTTAACTCCGTGTATCTCTTTTCTAAAATCGTTGAAAAATTGACCAACAAATACTGTCCAATCACCGTCTAAATATGCGCGCCTTAAATCTTCATCTAAATCTTCCAGATTACGAAGATATTCTGGGTTGCTATTTAAAAATATGAAATTGTCATATATCTTTGCTTGAATAAAATAGTAATCTTCTCCATGTTCATTGACAAGAAAATTCCTATCTATAAATAATCTCTTAACCCAAGAATGCCCCACTCCACCAGGGTTCCCTGTTAAAAGAAAAAAAGGCTTGAAATTGGGATATTTATTTCTTATCTTTGGATCGCTACGTAATGATGTCTTTAATATCTTAAATACTTCTTCTTCGTGTTGCGTGGCTTCATCTAAAAAAATTATATCATACTCTATACCCTGATAATTATAAACATCCATTGTCGATGCTAAATGCTTTAACTCTAATGTCGATCCATTGGGAAAATATATGGTCTTCTCTCCTGACCTATACCACTCTCTTAAAAATGGATATTCAAAAAATAACTTCCTTATGTGGTTCGCTAATAATTCTGGATAGGTCTTCCGAACTATTACCGCTGAAATTCCACTAAATTGCATACACCATTGTATCAATTTAGCCCGCCCTAAATAACTCTTCCC